TTCGAGTTCGTCGGGACAGGCGTGCTCGTGGCTGCGGTGTCTGGGGAACGATGGGTGAGGCGATCTAATGTCACATAGCCTGGAACTCGTGACGCCACCAGCGGTTGAACCGATCAGCTTGCAAGAGGCGCGCGACCACCTGCGCGCCATCGAGGACACGGCCGGCACCGAGGACGCAGTGATTGCCGAGCTAATCACGAGCGCGCGGATGTTGTTCGACGGCCGCGACGGATATTTAGGCAGGCAGTTGATCACGGCGACCTGGGACTTGACGCTTGACGAGTTCCCGGTGGGCGTGTTCTTCGATCTGCCGCTGGCGCCTGTGCAGTCGGTGACGTCTATCACGTATCTGGACGTGGACGGCAACGAGCAGACTCTGGCAACCAGCCAGTACGCGCTCGGCAAAGACCTGACGAACCGCCCGCGGGTGTGGCTCACGTTCGACGGCGAGTGGCCGAGCACGCGCGACATTCAGGAAGCGGTGACGGTGCGGTTCGTCGCGGGCTACGGTTTGCAACAGGACGTGCCGGCGCCTATCCGCTCGGCTATCAAGTTGATGATCGGGCACGGCTACGAGAACCGCGAGGCAGTGAACATCGGCAACATCGTCACGGTGATTCCGCTAACGGTCGACGCCCTCGTGTGGCCGTACCGGCGCATCAAGCCCTGACATGCGCGCGGGCTCGCTGGACAGGCGCATCACGATAGAGCAGGCCACGCTGGCGCAGGACGGCGCGGGGCAGGCTATCGAGACGTGGAGCACGTTCATCGTGGTATGGGCCAGCCGGTCAGACGTGCGGGGCCGAGAGCGGTTCGCATCGCAGCAGGAGCTCGCCACGCGCACGGCAACGTATCGCTGCCGATGGGTGGCGGGCGTCAATGAGTCGATGCGGATTCAGGATGCCGGCAGCGTCTACCGGATCGTCGGCATCGCGGACAACCGGCGCCGCAACTGGATGGAGTTCACCGTGACCGCGCTCAACCCGCAGGACGTTGAATAATGGCCGACGTCAATATCAGCGTGCTCGGCGTGCCGGAGCTCCAGAAGGAACTGAAGCGCCTGACGGAGAAGGCGCAGAAGAACGCGGTTCGCCCTGCGATGCGTGCGAGCGCGAAGCGGATCAAGGGATACGTTATCGAGAACTTGAGCAACAATAAGGTAGACGTACAAAGCGGCACGCTCTTGCGCGCGTTTCAAGAGACTCCTATCCGCGCGGCATCGCGGCGGAACTTTATCCGAGTCGGCTTGGCATACCCGGAGCGCGAGTATCTCGGAATCGCAGCGGGGGCAAAGTATTACTACCCAACGGCCGTGGAGTACGGGCACAAGATCGCCGGCAGCAGTGAGCGCGTGCCGCCACACCCGTACATGCGCCCGGCAGTGGACGAGCACAAGACTGCCGAGTGGGCGCAGATTGCGCGCGACATCGGCAAGGGCATCGAGAAGCAGGCCGGAAAGTGAACGCGCTTGAGCCTGCCATCTACAGTTACCTAGCCGGGGTCGCTGGCGTTACCGCGCTGACCGGGACGCGCATCTATCCGGTGCAGGCGCCGCAGTCGGCGACGCTGCCATACGTGGTGTTCCATCGCATCAGCGAGCGGCGATTTCCTCACCTGACCGCTTCAAGCGGCATGGTCAGAACCCGCGTGCAGGTGGACGTGCTGGCCGAAACGATGCTATCCGCCACGGCAGTAGGCGAGCAGTTACGGCTCGCGCTCGACGGGTGGCGCAATACCACGATGGGCGACGACTCGCTGAACGTTCTCAGCGTCAACCTTGAGGACGTGAACACCGCGCGACTTGAGCCGACCGAGGGCAGCAACCCGGGCACGTACCTGGCTAGCATTGACTACTCTTTTCTCTGGGCTGAATCAATACCCACATTCGCTTAGGAGGCGACGCAATGGCACTCCCAACAACTGTATCCGCACAAGGCGCCACCTTCGGCTTGTCCGCAAGCTCCTGGGCCAGCGGCGTGCTCGGCATCGGTCTGGACGGTCAAGAGATCCCGGTGAAGGATGTCACGAATCTGGGCGCGACCACCTTCCGCCAGATGAAGTTTGGCACTTTGACGAATCCCGGCGTCCTGACGCTGCGCATTCAGTTCGACCCGGACGACATCCCGCCGCTCGGTGTGGTCGAGACCGGGACGCTGACGTGGCCGACGCCCGCGGGCGGGAGTTCGGGCGCGACTCTGATCGGCACGGGCTCGATCACAAGCCGGAACTTCGACGGCAACAGTGGCGACGAGGAGGAGGTGACGGGCGAGATCACGTTTACCTTCGACGGCAACACCGGCCCGACGTTCTCAAGCAGCACGTAAGCGCATGGGCAAAGAAGCCTACAAGCGCAGGCGCGTCGACTCGGTAACAGTCGGCGCGGACGTGTTCCATGTGCGCCCTCTGACCGGCGCGCAACTCTCGGCGTTTCTGACCACGGACGGGGACAACGACCTGGACGGGGTCGAGTCTATAGCGCGGGTGTGCTGCTACTGCGCCTGCGAGCCTAACGGCGATCGGCTCTGGAGCGATGACGACCTGGCCGAAGTCTCCGACGTGGAGCTGCCTATCCTGCGCGCCGTGGCCGAGAAGGCGCTAGAACTCTCCGGGCTGGCCGACGAAGGCCCGGTAAAAAACGACTGAAGGGCGACGCGCTCAGACTGTTCTTGCACCACCTTGGCGCGATGGTGGGCGAGGCAGACGTGGACGCCCTGGCCGAGCTGCCGATGCCGGTCCTGCTTGACTGGCAGTCATACATGGCAATCATGAACGGCGACGCGGACGGGCCGCGCTCTAGCAAGGGCGTACCGTTCGTGGATCCGATGCAGGCAATAGACTTCTTCCGCAAGCGGTACGGGTAATGGCACGCACAGTTGCATCGCTATCAGTCAGCATCAACGCGAGCCTCACGGGCTTGCGCAAGGGGCTGTCGCGCGCCGGGAAGCTGGTCGGGAACTTCAAGACTCGGATCGCGAAGCTCGCCGGCAGCGTGGCTCGGCTCGGCGCAAAGGCTGCCGGCGCGGCGATTGGTTTCGCAGGGCTAGGGACCGGGCTCGCTGCGCGCAGCCTGGATAAACTGGCGAAGACGGCCGATAAGCTCGACATCGACCCTACACAGTTGATCGCCCTGCGCGATGCGGCGCAAGAGTCAGGGGTAGAAGTTAGGCAATTCGACCAAGGCTTGCAGCGCATGCTTCGGCGAATACAGGAAGCATCAAAGGGAACCGGCGAAGCCAAGGATACGCTGAAAGAACTGGGACTGAACGCCAAGGAGCTTGTGAAGCTCGCGCCTGAGGTGCAGTTCCAGAAAGTGGCCGCCGCGATGTCAAAGGCTGGCGACGATGGGCTCGGCCTATCGCGCGCGATGAAGCTCTTTGATACTGAAGGCGTGGCGCTGCTCAATACGCTAGAGAAGGTGAACGAGAAAGGGCTGGAACCTTTCGTCAAGCAGGTGAAGCGATCGGGCCGCGCAGTCACGCGCGATCAACTGAGGCCGATCGAGAACGTCACCGATTCGCTAAAGAGGCTGGGCGATCGGGTCGGTGGTATCTTCGTCAAGCTCGCCTTGGCTATTGCGCCAGTGCTGGACGCGTTGCTTAGTCAGTTCGAGGCATTCTTAAACGAGCCCGCAACGGTGAAGGCGATCGATACGGCGTTCAAGGATTTGACCAAATCGATCCGCGACACCAACATCCAGATGTCGGATCTGATCGAAAAGTACAATGAAATAAAGACCGCATTCGAGGCGCCCGGCAAAGCTCTAGACGCGGCTTTTGCCGCTGGCGAAAGCACCACCGGATTTGTATCACGATTGGCATCCAACCCGATCGGCACAGTGAAGCAAAGCGCGTCGGCATTCGCGGAGCGCAACTCCATGCAAAACGTTTTCAAGAAGCTGGCAGAGATCCGCGCGGCGCAGGCTGGGGGATTTGAAAGGGCTACCGGCGTGCGGCCGGGGACCGGCACGATCAACGGGCAGCCCATGGACATCAAGCCGGTACTGGAAAAGATCGAAGCGAACACGCGCACCGATCCGAGCACGCTGCCAGGGTTCTTGCCGAAGGGCTCCATGATTATTCAAGTGAACGTAGCAGGATGAGTTCCGTAATCCTTGATCTAGTCGAGGGCTCTGTGCAGCGCACGTCGGACGGCTGGCAGGCTGACCGCGTGGTTTGGGTGAAGATGAGCCCAGGCGGCGACCCTGCGGCGCGTCCCTATCAGGCGGCGCTAGTCTCGCGCGTGCCGCAGTACGGTGACCAGCATCCTGCCATCCCGGGTATACGTGTCACCGACGTTACGGTGAACCACGACGAA